CGTTGGATCCAGGACGGTCATGCGGTCTTCGGCGATGTCGCCACCGTCTGGCATGGCTGGTGGGCGCATGACGAGCTCGATGGCGGAGCGGTGGAAGATCACGTTTCCGGTGTAGCTGGCACCGATTGTGACGGCTTTCCCATCTACGATGGCACCAGTGAGGCCGGGCTCGGCGATCACGATGTCTCCGGCGACTGCGGTGAGTCCGGTTTTCACCACGAATTTCCCGGCGGTCGGCTCATCGGCGATCGTGATGACGTCGCCCGCTTTGATGCCGGTGGTGTTAACCGTGCCGCCATCTACGGAGAGCGTGGTGGATCCGGCGACGATGTTGCCGTTGTTCACGACGTAGCCTGTTCCTGCGCCTTTCACGTGGGAAGCGACACCGGCGGACTGTTTGATCGCCACGCCGTCGATGTCGAGGAGGACACCGTTGCGGAGAATGGCATCGGAACCGCCTTCGTTCACCTTGTAGAGGTGGCTGAGGGTTTTGAGGTTCGTTGCTGCTCCGGTGGAGAGAACGAGCGAGCGCTGTCCATCCAGGGGCGCGCCATTGTCCGTGAGGATTTGGTTTGCTTGCGGAATGAGCGCGTGGGCGGATGCGAAGGGCGTGGTGCCTGCTGTGCCGACTGCGCGGGATGCTCCGTTTTTGGCGACCGTGCCGACGTGGGCTTCGATGGCGTTCGTGATTTTGCGGATCGCCTGGGCGAGCACGTTGTTTACGAAGTTTTGACGGCCGACGGTGTTGTCGAGCTGGCGCACGGTCTCGCCACGGAGCGGGATGTTGACGCGGGCGACTTGGCCGATGGTCATTTCCTCTACTGTGGAGGTCATGTCGTCACCTGCGGGGACGGTCATGGAGGGCGTGTGATCGGTGTTGAGCGTGGGCTCTCCAGCGACGAAGGATTTGACGGTTCCGTTGATCGAAACTCCATCTGCGGCGGAGTTGACGATGACGGAGGAAGCGAAGCCTACTGGTTCGCGGAGGACGATATCACGGGCTTCATAAACGAGCTCGGTGAATCCGGTGAGAGTTTGTGCGTTGGCCATAATGTTTTTTCTTTCTTAAAAATTGATTGTTGGTGGTGGTTTATTCAGAAACTATTTTTCCGCCTTTGCGGATGAATTCGCCGCGAGCGGAGTGATCGAGTTTTTCGAACTCGGCGCGGCCTAGTTGTTTTTCGGTTTCCTCGCCACGGGTGGCGGAGGGGGCTGCTTCTTCGGGGACTCCCAGGGCGGAGAGTTTTTCCCGGACACCCTTGGAGACTTCGCTTTCCTGCGCTTTCGCGGCGGCGGCGATTTGTTCCTGGGCGGCGGCTTCGGCGGCTTCGCGCCCTGCGGTGAGGCGGGCGTTTTCGGCTTCGAGGATGCTGATTTTTCCATGGGCGGCGGAGAGCTGCCCTTCGGAAATTTCAAGGCGGGTGATGAGGTCTCCCATTCCCAGGGCGCGGAGCTTGCCGCGCTCGAAGGCGGAGAGCTTCGGCGCGGGTGCGGCGGCGGATGGGGTTTCCTCGGAAGGAGTTTCGGCGGGCGCGGGCGCCTCGGGTTCCTCGGCGGGTGCGGGTTCCGGAGTGACGGGGGCGGGTGTCACTTCTTCATCGAGATCGGGCGTGGCTTTTTCTTCGCTCATGGCTTTGGGGTGCGTGTCAAATTTTCAGGCGGCGAGGATCTCGGCGAGGAGGGCGGTGAGGTCGCGGTAGAGTCCATCGGTGAGGGCGGGATCTGCTTCTTTTGCGAAAAACCACTGGCCTTGCATGGCCTCCTCGGTAGCTCCGGGGCGGCGGGTGGATACCCAAGAGCGGAATTCCACTCCGGCGCGATCTACCATGTTTTGGAGGTGGTCTCGCTCGTTTTGCTCCCAGACTTTCCCGGGGTGACCCATGGCTTTTAGGTTGCCGGATTTGGCAAGGACAAGCTCCAGACCATCCATTTCAAAGGCGCGGGAGGAATCGAGACCGGCGCAATAGACCCCGATGGATCCGATGATGGCGGTGGGGGCGGCGTAGATTTCATCGCACGCGGCGGCGAGCCAATAGGCAGCGCTGCACATTTGGAGATCGGTGTAGGCGATCATCCGTTTCCCACCGGCGGCGAGCTCGCGGATGCGGCCGGCTGTTTCTTCGAGGCCGAGGGTTGTGCCGCCGGGGGAGTCGAGATTGAGGATGACGGTGGTGATGGCGTCGTCGTTGGCGATGTCTTCGAGGAGGGTATCGAGGCGGGCGAGGTCGATGATCGGCGGACCACACATCATTTCCGGGGCGCGTTTCGTGATTACGCCGGTGAGGTGGAGGATGGCGATGCCTTCCGAGTGGTTTGCCTCGTAGGTTATGCCGTATCCTGCGGTTCCGCGCTGCTCAAGGGCGGCGGGCGTGGCGGGGGTGTAGGTGCCTTTGATGTAGGACTGGTAGATTTCGCCTAGTTCTTTGTGAGTCTCGGCGACGATTGCCCAGGGCATACCGTAGAGGGCGGAGGAGATACGAGGGAGCTGTTTCATGGTGGTGGTGGTTTTGATGGGACCGCGCGGTCCCATCGGGGCTTATTCTTCGAGGTCTTGGCGGGCGGGTGCGGGTTCCTCGGGGGCGAGGCCTTTGAAATTGAGATCGAGCTCGCGCATGGCACGGCGCTCTTTGGAAATTTGGCGGAGCTCGGATTGCCAGTCGGAGCCTTCTTCTCCGAAGTGGGTGGCGAGGGAGCGCATGTTGTTGTGGATGAGCTCGATGTTGAGTTTCCCCTCTCGGCCTTTGTCGGCGGTGAGTGAGCCTTGCGGGAGCCAAGTGCAGCGCCAGAATTCCGCTTTTCCGGGAGGCTCGGGGAGGCGCCCGGCGGTGATTTCGTTGGCGATCCACATGGAGCGGAAACGCTTCATCCAGGCTCGGAGGCGGAGGTGGCGGCAGGAAATCCAGCGGTTGAGATCGGCGTTGACTAGGCGGTTGTTCGCACCGCGGAGGGTCTCGATGTTCCAGAGGATTTCCGGGGCGACGCCGACTCCCCAGGCGATGTCGCGGACGAGGTGCTCGATGAGGTTGATTTGGTTCGGGTGCGGGCGGGCGTCGTGAAGGATCCCGACGTCGGTTCCTTTTGGGAGGTTAGCGACTCCGCCCTCGGCGCGGTAGATGTCGTTGACCGTGATTTCCTTTTCGGGAACTTCGGATCCGGTGGCGAGCGGGTGTTTCTCGTTGCGGAGGCCACCTTGAATCGCCATCGGACCGAGCTGGCCACCGGCGTTCATTTCGTTATTCTTGAGGTAGAGCCCCATCTGGCTCGCGACCTTGATGGTGAGTTTCACATCGGCGAGGATCTCGCTGATATCGACCATGTGATTGAGGGCATGGCGGAGGACGGTGGGTGGGCGGATTTGCCCGATTTGCTGCGGGAATGAGTAGTAGAGCGCATCGGCGGCGGAGTAGGTGCGGACTTTCCCGTCGTCGTCTTTGATTCCGTAGGCGGTGTGGCGGCGGAATTTGTTGATCTTCACGCCATCGATCCAGTCTTTGCCGTATTGACCCTCGGGCGAGGCGAGCTGGGCGGCGTCGTAGAGCGCGATCATGATTCCGTCCGAGGAATTCCGGATGGCGAGGGGGAGGACGTCGCCGTCTCCGAAGGCGGCTTTGTGCATCTCGATCTGCATCCGCTTGATATCGAAATTTCCGGCGGCGTCGATGACTCCGGCTTCGGAGGTCATGTCGTTCCAGTGGCCATCGGCGAGATCGTCCCATTTTTCATCACCGGACATGGAGATGGGCTGGAGGTAGCCGATCATATCGGCGAGGCCGCCGCAGATGCGGTTGGGGAGGCCGGTGTTGGCGCGGAGGGAGCGGGATTTTTTCAACATCTCCGTGCGGGAGTAGCTGGAGAGCTCGCGCTTTGTGTCGAGGGTCGGCCAGTAGATCCAGCTTCGGCGGGTGGATTGGTTCCCGCCGTCATAACCGGAGCCGCCGAATCCACCGAATCCTTGGAGGGCGGTGGCGGCTGCGTGGTAATCGGCGGCGGGGACTCCGTGGGCGGCGGCGCGGTTGCGGCGGGCGCGGCGTTTCTGGGATGATGTAAGGGCGGGGATACTCATGTTTCAAAGCGGCGTTGGCTGAAATTCATGGCGGCGGCGAGGGGTTTCACGCCGACTTCGCGGGTTTCCTCCATTTCTTGGAGGGCGAGTTCGCAGATTTCGATGATCTCGTTCGGATCGCCGGAGATCATGACGCCGGAGCCTCCGCCATCCTGAAAATTGATCTGGGTGACCTGGACGCCGGAGGTGCGGTCGGCCAGAGCTTGTTTTTGCGCGGCGGAGAGCTGCGCGATGGTGTAGTGACGCTTGTATGCGTCGATCATGAGTCGGGAGACCGCCATGGGGGGGCGGCGGTGTCAAAGACGGGGATGTGGTGACGCGAGCGTCAGTGATCTTGGCTGTTCGGTGGACATGGACCGTGCATCCAGTGAGTCGTCCCGCATTTCGAGCACGGGACGTGTCCGGTGTAGCGCATTGGGAGCCTGCCGGGTTTCCATTCTTCGTCGCCGTTTTGGTGCCTGTGACCATTGCATTTGATGCAGCGTTGCTCGGTAGGTTCCCACTCGCCCCAAACATTTGATTCCCACTTGTGGCGGCATCGAAAGAGCCACCGAAA